GCAATTCTTGAATGTGCATAGGAAATAAGATTGTAATTCTTGTTTGGAAAAAGCTTAGAGGCATAAGATACCTCTAAGTAAAAAACCAAAAAGAAATCTTATGCCTAAGCACAAACTTTACAACTGTATTTAAAAATACAGATCACTACGACTACACCGTAAGTGATTTTAAAATAAAATGTATATATATATTATTATACAGGCGTTGGAAACGCTAAAGTATAATAAATGTTTGGACAACATAAAAAATATAAACAAGTAAAATCAGGTCCTGCTGAACAAGCAGAATGAACAGAAATACTACCAGCTGCTGCCGAAGTAACTGCATCAATTTTCTTAATGTTAAATGTCATTAAGACTGTTTGTTCATCAGTACCATCATTGGCATTTCCCAAAAGATAATTAGCAGGATCTGCAAAAGCAAAATTCCTATTATTATAATCTGGAAAATTAAATGTTAAACTAGCATTTGTTCTGTTAGAATCAATCGCTAATCCACCCATCCCATCACGCGTAAAACTACGCATGTTGAGTTGGAAAACCTGAGTTGATAATGTAGACGAGAAAGGAATAGCTCCATAAGCTGTACCTAATCGCAAACTCGCTGTATTAATATTATCAGTATCAGTAATTCTGGTAACTCTATTATCATCAAAAAACCCATACTTATCAGTAGAAGGTGTAACATAGATATTAGTGCTACCTCTATACCCTATATACATTGATGTAATATAAGGAATAGGATGAAGCGTGTTAAACGCATATGGTGATGTACCACTAGCAGCAACAACATTATTAGCTAATGTTGGTATTGTAGCGACATAACCAGGAGTATAAGGCATACGTTTATATATTTTACCATAAAACGTATACTGATTTGTAGTTGTAGTTTCAGTTAATGGAACTGTATCTACAGTAACAGCACGATGCAATATATTCCTCAATGAACCCACATTCTCTCCAAAATTTAGAGCATAACGCTCAGGGAGATTGATTGTGGGAGTTCCCATTGTAAAAACTTTAGACACAACATCTGTTTTATCTTCAGCTTGCAGTTGGAAAAATGATGGACGAGTACCACTAGTGGTAGGTCCAATAACACCAGATGGATTAGCATATTCAAGATTTTCACCACCCCGTACAAAGAACAACAAATTAACAGTACCACTTGTAGGTGCAGTTAATGATGTCAATACACGAATGGTCAATAAACCATTATCTATACCTATCCGACTAGGTAAATTATTACCTGGTGACCAATTAGTTTGTAATGTTTTATCAACTTTTAACCAAGCTAAATCTTGATGATATGGAATACGAACTTCTATATCATCATTTTCACCAATATCAATAATTTCAGTGTAGACACTATTTTCAGGCGCATCAGTAGTTGTAATATTACCACGAGGATCATATGATATTTTCAGACGACCTTTGTGAAATTTAGTACAAACTACTTTAATTCGCACAATAATATCTCCACGCCAATTATTGAACATATTAGCTAGATAAGCTTGAGGTGTATGATAAACATTATTACCAACTTGTGTTGAACTAGCATTATTTATAGGTAACAAATCAATCATATAAGGATTTACCCTCATATTAAATATTTGTGTACCAACAATATCTGTAGTAGACCAACCAGCGAAAGCAAAATAACTTTCACGACGAGTCAAATATGGTAACGCTAATTCATCATGAGAACCAATACCATGAGGTGTTGGATCTATGCTCAACTCCTGCTTAGGATCTAAAGTTAATTTCTGTAAAGGTACAGAAATATGTGAAGATGCTAACATAGGAGCATTCATAGGTTGATATGATTGAACATTAGTTATATTAGGTGGATCAGTGTAACCAAAAATTTTTGCTACTTCTGATACAGCACTTGCACCAATTTCAGTTGCACGTGCAAATCTACCAATATAAGGTACTTTACCTAAATAGGATGAAATACTAGCAACAGCAGAAGCTGGTGCAGATATTGGTTGATTACCATATTCATCTGATGATTGCAACAATAAAGATGTTGTTGATCCCATTAGATGAACATCTGACATCCAAGCATAGGTTCTTAGAGATACAGTAGTTGTACCTCCTGTAGAAGCTACACGTAATGGTGTATAAATAACATAACGCAATGTTCCCATATTCTGAACCTCAGAAGCATTCGTCATATCCAACCAATTTTTATGTAACAGGAAAGGTAAAACAATTTCACCTCCACCATTAGCTTGTGGATACATAAAGAAACCAGGTTTCTGAGAATATGGTATCAAACTCGGAAAGAAAACTGAACCAGTTGTGAATTTATCATTCATAAATCCCAACAAAGGTGTATAACATAAACGCAAAGCACCATATTGAAATGGCGTACCATTAAGTACAACTTTAATATGTAAATTACCTCGAATAAATGTATAATTTTCAATTTTCCTTCTAATCACAGTATCATTTAAAAATGAAAACCATGGTTGAATTATAGTTTTTACTGATGCAACATCAGCTGTAGTCCATGTGGTTGTATTTATCAACGTAGGTCTACCTAAAAATTTACCTAAAGATATGTCCTCTGTATTATCTACCATAGCAACAATATTATTTGTTACTGGTGCATCAAACATAGCTCCACCTTCATTGTCAACAAACTTAACAGTTTGTTGATCAATAACAGCTTCACCAATTTGCTCTGTATCAACTACAGTTTCAGCATCAGCCATATCTTCAGATTGAATAACAAACATGTATTCTCCAAATTCTTCAGGAGATTCATAGCATGTGGGTAATGCATGCATGAATGTTAATCGCTCAAACGATTCAGGAAAAGGATACGGATAGGTGTCCTCACACCCATACGCGGCAGTAGTTCCGGTCACTGCCCCAACACTTTTATTTATTTTCTTATTATTTCGTTTGTCTGACTACTTTACATAGATATGGACAGCCAAATCCATATCTCTCTAATTAAAGAGCACGTTTTACATATCTTTAGAAGCTTGTTTAAAACGCAACACAAGCTCTTCCCAATTAGGAAGTGTTGATGGTTGTACATAATGACAAAATGGTTCTCTTTGTAAGATTGACATAAAGAAATCATGATGTTTATTAAATACTTCCTTACCATAATGGAAATATTCCATATTGGCACTACTGATGACTGCTACCATTTGGCAATATTCATCAATAGATTTAGATGGTAACCAAACAGTTAAAGATTTGTGAATCGATGCTTCCTCAAGAGGACACAAATATGCTCCTACATCTTCATCAAATCGCCAAGTTCTTTTCAGAAATTGACAATCATTGATAGATATGAAAGGTATTGATTCAGTCTCTTTATCTGCCATGGTATATTCTACTCCAATTTGAGCTAGAACAGTTTGGATGCCTGTGTGATTAAACCAGTCACATCCACGAGATACTCCCATAATATTATCATCTCCATATGTAAATAAATTCACATTCTGTTTAAAAGTGCGAACTTCTTTGGATGGATTCAAAATAAAATAACAATATCTCATATAAAGACTATTAACCAATGAGTTAATAACAACAGTTAAAGGATGTCCTGATGGATTGGTACCAAAAAATTCTACTAAATCATTGTTGAGATTAACAACGGGAAAAGCAGTATCTTCAGCAATACACATTATTTCACGACATTCTTCATCTGAGAAACCAGCTTTCTTGTAAATATTGGCAATAATCGTATAAGCTGCTAAAATAAAATCAGCAATCATACGTTTATCAAATTTACCATAATCACCAGCTATAATTCTATCTTCACCATGGTGAACTAAATATGAATATATTTTAGTCCATTCTAGTGATTGACAGACTGTTCCAGGTCCAGCCTCAAAAACAAATTTATTCTTTTGCAATAAACGAACAAATGTTAAAAGACGTGATCTAACCACTAGACTCCAATCAATTGGAGCTCCAGTAAAAACACGTGTTTTACATTTTTTAATTTTTGCAAAAGCAGTGGGTTCATCTTTAAGATGTCCTGTAAAAATAGGATAACTTCGGTGACCTTGAGCATATTTCTCTTTAATAAGATTAACACGCTCCCAAATTTCATCACCAAAATTAACACCATCTGGATAAATTTCATCTGGTTGTGATACTAAAAATTGCTTTTTAGAACACCCCCATGGAAAACCCATTGATGTATTTTTATTGATACCATCAATAAATTTAACACCAGGTAAACCATTTAATGAAGCTTTATCAGAGAGAAATAATAAATCTCTTTCCCACTCGTTGGGAAGTCCATTTATAATATCTTGTGTAAAAGATTCTACACATTCATTTAATATTTCTCTATCGTAATTTACATTGGGTTTAACCATTTCAATTACATTATTTTTCCATGGATCCCAACCTTGCATAATAGGTTGACCATGACCAATTTCACATTTAAAATAATCACACATTTCCTGAGATAAAGGAGTTGTTTGAACTCTACTCTTAGGCTTTGGTTTCATTCCCAAAATCGATCCATAAATATTTAAAGTACCTTCTGGTAAATATCTAAACATGGATCGATGATGTGGTTCGGTAATTATAGTTTGTTTATTTTGCAAATGCAAATTTGGTTCACCAACACCTTGTACTTCATAAAGATGTTGATATTTAGCATTATGTTTATCAATTAAAGATAATATTTCAGCTTTAATAACACCCATAATACCACATGTATTATCTCTTCCTAAAGTGTGAAGACCAATTATAACTGGACCACGCGGTGTCTGAGCAATGCTCAAACTACCACAATCACCATTTTTGGTTAATCTATCTACTTTACCAATGAAACAAGTACGTTTAATAGGTAAGTGAGCAACAGGCATATCATCAACCCGTGAAGGATTATAAACTATCTGATATTCCACTTCTCCATTTTCTTCCCTACGTAAACTTACACATTTAGTAATAGGATAATGCAAGGATTCAGTCCAAAACTTCAAAATATCTTTACGTGCTGGCAATGATCGAACTTCAAATAAGCATAGATCAAATTCAGGACAACGAATGATATCTTTCGATTTGAAAGATACTTTTAAATTGGAGTTTAGACCTTGTGATACAGTCATTGAGATAATTTCAATATCAAAATTTCCAATATTATCTCTAAATACATGATTATTTGTCATAATATAATGACTTTTCACAAAAATTCCACCTATGGAACGTGTTTTGCGCACACCGTCTACATCACAATGAACCAATAAACGTACACAATGTTTAGCATAAAAATCTTTCAATTTTGCTTCATCATGTATATTTAAGCTTTGTGATGCTTCTGGTATATCAAAACGTGTCAATTCTAATGTTGGATTATACCAAACATTATTGGTTTCCTCCTTCATTAATTGATCTTCAACAGTGTTATACAGATTACCTTGTGCATCCATATTAGTTTTCTTTTTATTTTTTGATTTATTATTTAAAAAATACAATCCAGCAACTGAACAAATCAATGAAAGAAAAGCAACCAAATATTTAATCCTAAAATTTTGATGAATATGTGAATTTATCTTACCAATCAATGCAATTTGTTTATTTCCTTTTAATTTAGAAACAAATAAATTCATTACTTTAGAACGAATAAACTTAAATCTACAAGCCCACAAAATTAAATTTAATATAAGATTGAGTTGCATAAACCATAGATAATATGATAAAATCCAACAACAAAATCTCTGATAATAAGTTTCACGTTTAAATGTTATCCAAGTAAATTCATCTAAAGATTGAGTATTAAATTCACATTTACATGATTCTTTGTTATATAAACATTCAGAGCATACTGTAATATGTTTCATATCAACATCACAATGCATAGCTCTTTCTTGAGTTTCTTCATGTTTTTTGGCATTTAGACCAAAATCAC